ATAGTCAGAGAATGTTATACAACATCAACAGTGAAATTGAACAGTCAATACGCATCGATTCGCATCCTTCACTTGTGAAAACACCTGAGACACAAGCAGGCATTGGTGCAGGTTCAATCATACAGATGCCCGACAATTTAGATCCAGGATTAAAACCCTATATATTGGACTACAATGGTGCTGAACTTTCAGCCATGTTGGAAGTCAAACGCAATATTGTAGAAGTCATTGACAAGATGGCCAACACTGGTGCCATTCGTGCCACAGAGTCAAGAACACTTTCAGGTGTGGCAATGGCTACTGAATTCCAATTGCTCAATGCCAAGCTGAGTGAAAAAGCAGATGGCCTGGAACTTGCGGAAGAACAAATCTGGAGTATCTTTGCCAATTATCAAGGCACTGAGTGGACAGGCCATGTGGAGTATCCAGGTAGCTTCAACATTCGTGATGTAGAGAACAACATGCAGACTCTAAGGATTGCCAAAGAGACTGCCACTGATCCAGGCGTGTATAAAGTTATTGACTATGAGATCCTGGAACTGCTGGGCAAGGAAGAGCCAGACAAGTATTTGACCAACACAGATGGTTTACCAGGTGCCTATGTGCCTGCCAACACTCCAGGTGTGCCTGCAGGAGAGAACTGTGCCAATTGCTCATACTACAATCCGTTTGATCAAGGCTGCAGCAAGTGGGATGAAACAGTGAGTCCTGTGTATTGGTGCCGTGCCTGGGAAGGCGAGATTGAAGAAGAGATTGAAGAAATGCAGGGAGATTCCTAATGCCAGTTCGACGAGTCATGGGTCCAGGCGGCAAGGTAGGCTACCGCTGGGGCGACACAGGCAAAATCTACACAGGGCCTGATGCACGAGAGCGAGCAATTCGTCAAGGTCAAGCTGCCTATAGATCAGGCTACAGACCACCCCCAGGGCAAAAACTCTAATGGCCACCTATCGTGCTACTGAACAGATGGCAGCAGCCGCACGCCGTGGCTTGGCCATGCGAGCACAACAGCCTCGTAGCAGTCAGGGTGGCACAGCAGTGGGCTTGGCCCGTGCAAATCAATTTGCCAACCGTGAGCCAGTGAGCCTGGACACTGTTCGCAGAACATTCAGTTTCCTCAGCAGAGCCAGGGTGTATTACAAACCTGGTTCTGAAACTCCAGGCACACAGGCTTATCTATTGTGGGGTGGACCCGCTGGATTGGTCTGGGCCAGGAGTATCCTCGACTCATTGGAGAAATCATGACAAGACCCTTACCTGCCCGTGGCATGCGAACAGAAAAGAACCGGAAGCGTCCTAAACCACCAAGACCTTACAAGTAATACCCAAGATTTTGTATAATCTATAAATATACTACTAAACTTTATAGAAAAGGTGATGCAACAATGACAGACAATTCATTGGCGAATGAGGCAACTGGTGCCGCAGATATCTCTGAAAATCAGGCTACAGCAACCAAGACTTTCACACAAGATGAAGTCAATGCTATCTTGGCAAGAACCAAATCTCAAATTGAGAAGAAGTATGCCAGCAAGTATGATGACTTGGGTGATCCAGATGAACTGCGACAGTTGAAGACTGAGGCTGAAAAGCGAGCTCAAGAACAACAGATCAAGCGTGGTGAATTTGAAAGAACCTTGCAAGAAATGGCTGCTAAAAAAGATGCTGAGATCTCCAAAAGAGATTTAATCATCAAAGAGTATAAGGTCAACACTCCGGTGTTGAATGCTGCCGCAAAATATCGTGCCGTCAATCCAGACCAAGTTCGCTCATTGCTACAGACAAACCTTAGACTCAACACGGAAGGTGATGTAGAGATTGTTGATTCAAAGGGCTCGGTTCGTTACACGGACTCAGGAGCACCTTTAGGAGTTGATGACCTAGTGCGAGAATTCTTAGATTCGAATCCGCACTTTGTGTCGGCAGCTCCTGCTACCACAAACACACAGTCAAATGTGGGTAGTAGAAGCAACAGACCCTTAGACATTACCAAACTGGATATGAAAAATCCAGAAGACCGCAAGGTATATGCACAATATCGCAAAGCCCAAGGTCTAGCCTAAAATTTAAGGAAAATATATTATGGCCGGTTCTACCACAACAACACTAAACGACCTCTTACCAGAGATCATCCAAGAAGCAATGTTTGTCGCCTCAGAGCGTTCAATCATGCGTGGCTTGGTAAAAAATTATACTTTGTCAGCAGGTCAAGGTAAAAATGTAAATGTTCCAATTTATCCAAGACAAACAGCAAACGCTATCACTGAAGGTGATCCAGTAGCAAACACAGCAGTAAGCACAAACACAGCACTATTAACAGTTAGCCCAGTTGCTATCCGCACAATCTTGACTGACCTGGCTCGTGTGTCAGCTGCTTCAAATGTTGTTGCTGACCTGGGTCGCTTGTTTGGTGAAGCAGTTGCTCGCAAGATGGACACAGACTTGACAGCATTGTTCAGTAGCTTTACAGCACCCACTGCTGGCACAACTGTTATTGACGCCGCTCAGATCTTCAAAGCAGTTGCCAAATTACAAGCAGACGCTGTTCCAATGGAAGGCATGGTCTGTGTAATTCACCCAGAAATTGCTTATGACTTGAAAGCCGCATTGACCACAGCTGGTAACACAGTATTCACAGCAGGTGCATTTGGTGAACTGGGCAATGAAGCAATGCGTTCAGGCTTTGTTGGCACATTGGCTGGAATCCCTGTGTATCAAACAAGTAACATGAGCAACTCTGGTTCTGCAGGCAACTATCTAGGTGCTATATTCCAGCGTGATGCATTGGGTCTTGGCATGATTGGCGATATCGCTATTGAAACACAACGCCGTGCAGAATACCTGGGCGATGACATTGTGTGTTCAGCTTATTATGGAACAGGTGTTTTGATGGCCGACTATGGTCGTGCATTGAACAACAATTCTAGCATCAACCCTTGATCGGCAATTGACATCATGGCTTTCATCTCATTCAATAACACAGTATTAAGCTTCGCCACAAGTGAAGACCTTGATGCTTTGGATGCTCGTTTGTTCGAGCAAAATGAAGGCCTTGACGCAAATTACATTCAGGATCAACTGATCCGCTCTACAACTAGAATACTAGAACTGTTGAGATCTACCGATTGGTGGAGAAGTTATTACCTTGCTAGAAACACAGGATCAGGAGCAATCCAGATCAACACAGTGGCTGATATCCCGCCCCTGGATCCCACCCGGATTCAGGCACGCGAGGATGACTTCACTGACCTGTGTTGCTACTACGGTTTATACAATTACATTCTTCCCTACATTGCTGACTTCTCCAATGAAGACTCAGCAGAGCGTCGCAAGATGGCTTACTATCAACAGAAATATGATCTGTTGTTTGGTGAACTAATCACTGCAGGCGATTGGTATAACTTCGATAACAGTGCTGTCATAGACTCAGCTGACAAACAGCCGGGTGTGTGGAATCTACGGAGAGTGAGATGAGAACAGAGATCATTGATTACTTCAAAGCCAACAAAGTTAATGGTTACACATTGACACAGGAACTACCTTGGGATACCCAGGGCAATCCGTTATACTTGAAGAACTTCAAATACATCTATGTTGATTCGGATCAAATTGCACAAGAACCTCTCATCGATGTGCTCAATGGTGTGGGCATTGTGAATGAAATCACAACTGTTCGCACCTACATCACAACAGATGCCAAAAACCAACCCTCAAACTACGATACCATGGTCTCAACATTTCAGAATGCCAGACTTGACACCGACATTACCGGTGTAACCCAACGAGCAACTCAAGTGTCAACTGAGTTCATTGGTGATGCCCAGGTAACGCAGTTTGAATTCAGCTTTAGACAGCTGATTGTAAATTCATAATAAGGAAAAAGCAAAATGGCTTATATCTACCCCGCACCTGGCAGTCCTACTGCCGAAGTGGTGTTAACACTGGTTGCTAGTGCAAATACCACAAGCAATTTGAGTGTTCCATCACTACAAGACATCACTGTGAACAACTCAAATGATGTATTCACCTGGACCCAATTGGACGAAGGCAGCAAATTGCAAATTGCAACCACAGCAACCAACAGTCTTGACATGAACCTGGTTCTTGATCAAACTGCGTTCTTTGGCAATGCCTCAGCCAATGCTGTGAGTGCCGCAGGCAAAGGCATCTTCAATCTCAGTGCAGACAAAACTCGAGTGGGTTTCAGTCTGTTTATGGGTAACACATCCACAGGCGGAGCAGGCAAGACTCTGAGTGGCAATGCTTACATTACTGGTCTAGCACCAACTGTGTCAGCAGATGCACCTGTATGGGTATCACCAATCACATTGACTGTGGATGGTGCCTACACAGTGACCTAATACCCCCGGGTATCAAATAAAAAAGGCTCTTAACAGGGCCTTTTTCTATGACCAACTAAATACTTGCTCAAGGAGATTCACAGATGTCAGTTATAGACTCAAAGACCGATGGTGAACTGCTACGCAGTTTATTGGCAGAAAATGCCAAGGCCACAAATGAAATTCGCTGTGCTCAACGCGATCTTGCCCAGGCACAAAACAGACTAGCCTTTACGGTAGCTGTATTAAATGAACTGATTCATAGACAGGAGATCAAATGAAATTATCACAATTGGCTGCAAAGCCGCAACTGGTTCGCATTGAACTAGACACACCAGAAATACAAGAAACCTATGGCGACAGCCTGGAGTTCTGGGTTTGGGATCGTCAAGACTTAGACGCATTTGTCAAACTGGCCACACTGGATGTGAACAATTTTGACCAATTGGCAAAACTTGTAAATGCCATGATCCTGGACGAAGGCGGAGCACCTGTTGTTCAAGACGGCTTGGCCTTGCCCAGTGATGTCATGATGGCTGCAATTCAAAAGGTAATTGAAACCTTGGGAAAGCCAGTAAGGTCGACTTCACTGACCTAACACTGGAAACTACCATAGTGATTACCATTGATTCAATTGCTCATAGATATGGCTGCTTGCCAAGTGAAGTAATGCAACGAGCCACCACATGGGATTTGTATGTGGCAGACATTGCGGCACAACATGAAAACTGGCAGTATGATCAAGCACAAGGCAAGTCTGGTAGTGCTTCTGTTCCAGAACCAGATCAATTGCAGGCCATGCTAGACCAAGTCAGAAAGAAATCATTATGAGTATACGAATGAAGGCCAACATCACAGGCTTTGAACGATTACAAGCACGAACTCAAGCAGAGTTTGCTGCCATTGCTCCAGAAGCATTTGCATATTTTGTAAAAGAAACGCCTGTGCGTTCTGGTAATGCACGACGAAACACACAGCTTCAAAGCAATCAGATTCAAGCCAACTATGCCTATGCTGAACAACTCAACACAGGCTCAAGTCGTCAAGCCCCACAAGGCATGTCTGACCCCACAGAAC